GAGTGGATGTTGAGTACGATCTGAGAGATGTCCGGGTCGTCTACCGCCATTTCCAGCGCGTCTGCAATGGCTTCGTAGCTGGTAACCTGACCATCCAGCCATTCGTGGTACCAGCGGTAACCCTTAGTCAGGCTGCCGGAGACCTTGATAACGGCGGTGTTGTCCTGGACGGTGAGCAGGTAGGCACCCTTGCGTGGCTCGCCGTCAGCGTCGAACGCGTCTACATGCGCTTTATGTCGATCGAGCATGCTGACAAAATTGGCGCTGGCCATGCGCTCGGTTTCAACTAGGGCGGCGAGTGCTTCCTCGGTGCCCAGCCATAAATCTCCGATCATTGATCATCTCCACCCGACTGGGACGGGGTATCTGGGTTCAATGCGGCACCTGTAGACGACGCTCGGTCGGCTTCTCCAGTGCCCGTGCTCTTGGTGTAGAAACGAGTGCCCGCCAGGGGTGCCGTCATGCCTTGAGGACGCACTGCCAGCTCCCAGCACGCCTGGGCGTCGTTGATCAGACCAAACGATAGCGCCTCAAATACGCGCTTCTGCTTGGTGCCTTTGTAGGCCTCCAGCTCTTCTTCCGGGCGGAGGTTGATCGGCATAAACGAGAATTTCACGAAACCATCAACGCCGAGTAAGCGGGCTGCTAAAGTGAGTGCCCGTGACATGGTTTCCTCGACCGGAGTCCTGATGGAGTCGACGGTTTTTAGGTAGACCAACGTCTCTGCGTTGGAGAGCCCTTGGCCCCCGCTTGCCCGGAGGCCGGTAACTGACGCCGGTGTTTTGAGACCTGCACCCTGTAGGTTGCCCAGCATCGTTAGCATGGTGCTGTAGTCCGACTTGCTGCCACCAGTGTCATGGACGTTAAACGACACGCTGTCAAACGCGACCACGGCATCCTCCGGCTCCAACTCTTCCATAGAGGACACCACGGATTCGTACTGATCCTTCATCCACTCCTGCATCTTTGCGTCGTCATTTTTGACGTTTTGAGGCGCGGAGTTGGCGAGTTTCTCTGTGTCTATGGTGGCGGTCATACGGCTGTGGCCTGTGCGGTTCACAGCGCGGCGAGTGTCCTCGAGGAACTCACTGAAATACATCGTGTTGTTCAGGCCAGGACGTAGCGGGGAGGCAGCGTACGGATCGCTCGGCTGCCGGTTGTGCTCGGCCATGAATACGGTCGGGATGTTGAGCTCTATCTCGCCACTGTCTTGGGTGGGGTATCTTCCACCCTTGCCGTCGGCCTGCCACTCAATCGACGAGTAAGAGATAGGCACCATGCGATCAGGTGTAAAATCATCTCGTAGTACGAGTTCCGCACCGCACCCGCCAGACGTCACAACGTCCAAGAGCAGGGTGTTCACCAGACCCTTCGACGCCGGTTTATCGTTATAGCCAGCAGAGTAATCGTGAAGCGTATCGAGGCGATCCATCAGCAGGTAGCCGAGTGCCATCACGTCGAGGTCCATATTCCCCGTAGAGTCATAGCCAGCGATGCGGAAACCAGAGCTTCCTGCGATGCTGACCATTGAACTACCCGCACTGGAAAAGAGACCTTCTTCACGGAGTAGGAGCTTGATGACCTCAGTGACGTCCGTCCGATCGCGTATCGCCTTGATCGACTCTTTGACGTATTGGGCATTCTCGTTACGGATGGTATCGCCACGACTAAGGTCGCTGCCCGGGCGGTGCGCTCTTGCTTTACCTGCCACCTTTCCTTTCGGGAGCACGACATCTGCACCCTGGCGGGTGTATCGACTTCCTTTTGAATCCGGTGTGGACGGCGGGCCTGCCATTAAGCGCAAAACCTCATAATCGCATTTAAGTTTATGCAGTTATTATTCCACGGTTAAAGGCTACTAGCAAACTTTGTCAGGTATGATTCAAAAGTTTAGGACTCTCTGCGGATCGTAGTCGAAGGAAAACTCAAGGCTGGTGACCTTTCTGCCGGTCTTCTTCGGTCTCCAGGAGATGATGAGGGACTCCCTGTTTTTCAGCTCAGACACCGCTGGTTCGATTATTCTGCGACGGAGATCCTTAAAGGACTTCCTGCAGCTGTCTGGGGCCTCCATGGCGTGCCAGAATGCCTCAAGGGTGATCCTTACCACCCCGGTAGAAGAGAACTGCATCAGCAGCTCGAGGAGGCGCCAGGCGTAAACGGTGCGCAGTGCGGTCGCCTGTTTCAGGTGGTAGGTGGTGAACTGTTTCCTGAGTTTGAACAGATGCGGGGCTAATTCGTGGAAAAACACCACCTCGATCCAGCCTTTTGATTTAGCATAAGTGGTTCTACCTACCCACCTGACATGATGCTCGACGTCTTTGTCTTTATCGTCATAGAAGACGATCAACCGTTCTTCCAGCGTAGAGCAAGCGGTAGCGAGATCGCTGTAGACGTTCTTGTCGTGAGGTATCTCAAACACTTTCCGGTACTCGCTAATCGACACCCTGACGGTGAGTTTCTCCGGTGTCCAGTGGCGGCCGCTGTCGAGTTTTGAAATGCAAAGAGCCAATAGCCGTTTTTCGTGTAGGGAGAGTCCCTGGGCGGATCTTGCCAGAGCATTGCTCATCGACACCCTGGGGGTGCCCGAGTATTTGATGAGGGTGGGCGGTACGCTGATGACTTCCATGTGAGAAATCATGGCACCCGGTCAAAAATCGATCAATAGCCCTCTAGTTTTTAAACCCCTGTTTTTAGCAGTTCTTTAAGGGTTAGTTTTTAGGGCTCTGTCCTAACCCCTGGCGAAGCCGTCAACCATGCGGGTTTCAGCGGTTCACCCGTTGCTCGAAAAGGGACAAATAGATGGGCCGAAAAGGGACAAATAGATGGGCAAAGGGGACAAATAGATGGGTGAAAGGGGACAAATAGATGGGTCAGCGCACAGTTTACCCACATTTGTCCCGTAATAGCCCACAGGTGCGATCCCAATACCACATCTAAAAGGGACAAATAGATGGGTGTTACTTCATCCTGAAGGCGCCGACCATGGGAGGCATTGTCACCCCCATGTTGCTGGCAAACTCATCCAGCGCGATGGATGCGATGTTGGCGTAGTTGAGGGCATGGCCATAGTGATCGTCGCCGGTGGCCTCGAACGTCTCTACCGTGTCGCCGCTGGAGTCCGGGCGGCGGATCTTTTTGATGGCCTTCAGGTGCGGGAAGATGTCGTCGATCACCTGCTTCGGGTAGTGGATGAAACCGGCGTTGTGCTGCTTCATCGTATCTCCCATCGTCTTCGACCGGTCGGCCTTGATGAGCTGGCCATCGTCGTGCTCGCTGATGATATCCAGACCCGGCACCGAGCGCACGTACTGGCACGCGCTGATCTGGCCGAGGGGCTTGGCACCCACAAGCTGATTGACCAGCGTGATATCCGGTCCGGCGTCTACAACCATCTTGCGCATCTTGAAGAAGTCGAATCTTGCCAGTATCTCGGGCGTGGCGGGCCGACTGATTGTGTTCGGGATGGCTTCCGCCCATACGACAAAGTTCTGATTACCTGCCTTGGCCATCACCACCAGGTGACAGGTTTTGCCAACATCAAGGCCGCCCACTGTGGAACTCTTGACCACGCACTTCTCGTAGATCCACAGCTCTGCGTCGCCCACACGTACCTTGTGCTCCTCGTTGACCGTGAAGCTGTTGTCTGGGCTGGAGAATGAGATCCCCAACACGAAGTTGTAGTAATCCTCTTCTCGCTTGTACTCACCGAACTGCTGAATGATCGACGAAGGCGTGTTGTAGGTGGGCAAGTCCCATGGGTAGACCTGATAGCTGTGTTCCCAGACGTCCGGCTTCCTGGCCACCCACTGGCGCCGTTCTGGGTTCTCCAGGTCCCGCTGCAGGTTGGCGCCGCAGCAAGAGCACTTCAGCCACGACCGCTGGAAATCATACCGTTCGTTCTCCAGGTCCCGGCGTTCAAGCTCGATGAGCGGCTTGTCAAAACCGGGGATCACAAAATCCTCGAAGTAGTCCGGCACGCTCCAGGTGGAACAGTTCGAGCACTTCACCATGTAGTAGGCCTGATGCCCCTTCTTGAAGCGCTCATCGATGCCGTAGTCATCCACGGTCGGCGTCGAGAACTCAAACCTCATTCCGGGTATGCCCATCTCGTCCTTGGGGGCGTGCCTGAGGCGCGATGACAGCTTGCCCAATACAACCTGATTGCTGAAATCGATCTCGTCTGAGATGACCGCGTAGGCGGGCACAGAGATGGCACCGGTGTCTCCGAAAGTGCCGCCGATGTACAGGGTGTTGGTGCCGATCTTTTTCTGGCTGGCAGAGTTGTTGGCCTTGACCACCATGCCACGGTAAAACTCCGACTGTTCGATCAGGCCGTCGATGCGGTCCTTCGAGAACTTGGCCGCCATGGCTGACACCGGCAGCGTGAAGATGATGCGTTTGTGCTGGAGTACCACGTTGAGCGCCAGGATCTTCTGGACCATCAACTCTGACAGGCCTACCTGGGAGCACTTCCGCACGTAAATTCGTGACCGCGTGTCACGAATGATCTCCCTCTGGAACTCATGGCCGTCAAACGAAAATGGCTCACCCTCGACGTAGCCGTACTTCTCGACCACCTGATCGAGCTTGTCCAGGCCCTCGCCCTTTCTGAGTCGGGCTCTGAGACGTGTCGCCATCATGCTGGATTCGGCCATATTTTCCCATTATCGTTAAATCGCAAAAGCGCATATAAGTTTGTATCTACAAATTATACGCCGGTCAGGTTCTGTCCAGGCAATCTGTTGCTCGTTGGTTGATTTTTGACCACTGACTTGGTGGCCCTGTCACTTAGCGTTACCGGTATGTGCAGGGTCGCGCAAAGGCGTAACGCAGCGACTACCAACCGGTCCGCCAGCTCGTTCAGGGTTGGTTGGTTAATATCCACTGCCCATTCGCTACCATCTGAGGAGTAAACCAGCGGTATCACTCGGAAAAACCACACTTTTTTACCTTTGTAATCCATGTGCCAAGCCTTTTAAATCATCTCAGAAAGTCCGCATGTTAAGCGTTTAGCACTTTCGCCACAAGTTTAAAGGCTTTTGTGGATAACTTTTTTCTTTTCAAGGTTATCCACCGATACTGTGGAAAAAGTTGTGTGTAAGTCAACTTTGTAAGATATTTCTTACAAATTAGATTTTATAGTTTAGCCTGCCTTTTGGACAAAGCGTCAATGAACGCGTCCTGTTGCTCTCTGTTCATGTGCGTCTCGAGCACCTCATAGATGGCCGCTTCTTGCATTTGAATGCGGTGCATCGAGTAGACCTTGGGCAGGTCCTTGACCATCATCTGAGACACCTTGAAGGAGAGGTTCAGGATGTCCTTCGGGGACATCGCCAGGTTGGCTTCCTCGCCTCCTTTAACACTTCCGTCATCGTTGAACGTGCGCCTCAGCACCGCATCAACCAGGTTCAGCTGATCCTTGAAGGTATTCAGTACGCTGGAGTCCAGGCCGCTATTCTTGGCGAGCAGTTGGCGTTTGACCGCCGGATTCATGGCGTCAAAAAGCTCCTCCTGAACAGAGCCGGGCACCATGTCCTGTCGCAGTGCACCAATCAGGTCCTGGATCATGCTGGTCAGTTCAGGCTCCCGATCAGCGAACCCTTTCTGCTCGTCGCTGATCGGGAGTACCGCGGCAGCGTCCTTCGGGACCACTTGCTGCTTAGGTAGCATCGGTTTCCTCACTATCAAGGGCCGCCTGGACACTCGGGTAGAAGTGCAGGTGGCCGTTTGCGTCCACGGCAAGGCCCATGCCTTCGCAGGGTTGCTCGGCTTCCCGGCGCTTTTTGGACAGGCCAAACTCTCTTGCGCGCCCGTCCGGGAAGCGGGCAACCACCCGGCTGCCGCCATCAATGAGTGACTCGATCCGAGCTACTTTCATGCGTTCAAGGAATCCTTGAGGGCCTTCGAAGGCTTGAACTTGGGTCGAGTGTGGGCCGGGGCCACACCGCCGCCCATGGCTGCGCTGAGCTTGCGCTCATTGGCCAGGGCCGCGCTGAAGATGCCGAAGTTCTGGACGCGCACTTTCTCGCCCTGTTTGATGGTGTCGGCTATGGTGGAGAACACGTCCTTGGTGATGGCTTTGGCCTGGACGTGAGTGAGCTTGTGGTTCTCGGCAATGACTCGGGTCAGTTGGTCGAAGGTCATGTCGCTGTGGTCCTGTAGTTGATTGGGGTATTTTCAAAAGTCAATAGCAAGGTTTTGAGTATCACTGTTTATTCGCAAAAATGCAAATATGTTTGACTTTAAGCTATTTAGTGTTGGGCTTAATAGGTGTTTGAAATTTGGGAAATTTTTCGCGGTGGACCTAAAGGGGCGCGGGCGTTTTTATTCCAAAATAAAATAAGGGCGGGGGTGCTTATTCCAAATCGGTATCATGGCACCATGCTTTTTTGCGTTTTTTGTGTGGCATTAGCTCCAGAATTGTTTATACTGTGTCCATGGGTTCAACGGAACCCGTAGCGGTGGCCCCATTGCCGCGTCTGCGCCAGCGCTGGCTTTTGCCTCGCGTGCGCCGCGTCAGCACTATCGGCGCGTGTTCTTTAACAATGTGAACCACGCTTTTACGGACAACGACCGCCACGCGCCTAGCGCGTGGGGACGCCGGAAAGCGGCAAGCTGGGCCGTTACTGGCCTAGCGTCGAATGGGATAGTTAATAGTACGCAACATTGCGTAGGGTAGGCCACGCCATGCCTCACGCTTTGCTAACGACTTGCCCCGCGCGGCGCTAGTCTAGAATAACGACGGCCGCAGTCTTTTCGCTTTGTTTAGCTTTGCCATTGGTCACGCGCCATGGGCATTGGCTGACACCTAACGTAAAAGCGCGCAAGCGCGCATCATGACGGCGCTGCCACCATAGTAAGCCGCAAGGCGTAGCCGCAAAAGCAAATGATAATCGTTATCATTTGGTGGTTCTGGTGTGGTTATCATTGGTTATTTAACAATATATCAAGTTTTACCCGTTAGGTTTGAACGTTCGCCACCTATTGGCAGCGCTTGGGGGAAAGTAGCGCCATGACAAAAGCGTTATTGTGTGGGCAGTCTGAAGGTTTAGCAGACTGGGCAAAGCGTGGCATTGCCCGACGTGCTAAGGATGGATGAAAAGAAGCACCGAAAAAGCGAATCACTGTGCAGCAAGGCGCGAACGGCAAAGCCTAGCGGTTAGACTACGGAAAGCACCAATAGTGCCACGCATGGATGCGTGGCCGTTTTACGCTGTACATTTATGCAAGTGTAC